GCATCGATTGCGGTTCTTGCGAATCCGTTTGCCCAGTATCTGTAATTTCCGCTGAATAAGAACGCAAACGCAGAAAGCCAGTAAACACTTATGTTTACTGGCTTTTTTATTTTCCAAAATTGGCAAAAATCACTAAATTTCGTCAGCGTTGCTCAACCGTTGCTCACCTTTTAGGAGGGCTTCGCCGTGTGGTAATCTGTTAACCGCATCAATATATTGTTGTAGGGTTTTGTGAGTATAAACTTCCTGGGTGATATTATCCTTACTTGAATGGCCGACGATCCGTTTGATGATAAGTTCATCAATTCCAATATTGCTGGCCATCGATATGAAAGTGTGGCGTGTATCATGCGGTTTGTGTTCGCCTAAGTTAAGATTTTGACACATACGCTGCATTTCTCGTCTAAAGGTGTCCTTATGTATCACTTTATCCAAAAGGCACTCTACGCGCTTAAATTTGGCTTGCTGATACAATTCCTTGATAAAAGGGTAGATACATTCGGCAATCGGTATGCATCGGTCTTTACCGGCTTCTGTTTTAGAACCGCCAACCATGTATCGCTCCTTCAAGTGGATATTATCAAGCTTCATAGTTTGCAATTCGTTCAATCTGAGGCCCGTGTAGGCGTATATCAATGTTAGCTTGGCAATTATATCGTCGGAGTGCTGCCAAAGGGCGTAGAGGGCTGAATTTGAAAATATGTTAGCCTTCTTGATTGGCGTGGCGTTTTTATTGATGATGATATCTGAGAAGTAGTTCCTAGGTATGATTTCTTGTTTTACTGCCAGCGTACCTACTGACACAATAATAGCCTTGATTAGCTTTTGATACGATTTAGTATGTGTCGAATTATCGAATATGGGTTGAAAATGTGCTGCACGGATATTCTTCATCTCGATATTGTTAAGATGGCCAACCATCTTTTGTATAGTATGGATAATCTTCATTCGACCAGCTGACAGACCTTGGCGTTCTGCTTCCTCAATTCGCCATTCGAAGCATTGCCCAAACGTAATTTTTCGCTGCTCCTCTTGTGGTGGATTAGTAGAGTAGAGTGCCAGCGCAGTATACGCTTCCTTTTGTGTGGCAAATGTACCTATCGATTTACGAATAGCCTTACCGTTGGCATCGTATCCATATGTTACCACCGCCCTGTACGGCTTACGCAGCGCTTTATGTTTCATCTTGTACACGGTTCCAGAACCGTTGGCTCGTTTCATGGCCATAATTTTATATCCTTCCTATAATTAAGCCCCTATCTGAATCGTATCGGATAGGGGCTTACGTTTATTTAAATTGAATCTGTTTAGCCTCTCCGTTGAGGTAGTAAGTTACTGTAGGCTTATTAGCATTGATATAATCAACGAGTTCCGGCTGAACCGGTGCCACGTATATGGTATGGTAGAAGAACGATTCAGGGAATATATCAAATCGGTGTGCAGGCGGCACGGTCTGAACAATCTGCCAATGCGCCTGTACAGACTTCCCGTTAGGGAAGGTAAGAGTAGAGTTCTCTCCGCCCTGGGCTGATGTGAGTGTCCAGTCCTCAAGAACCACGTTCGTTACGGTATGGCCAAGCACGGACTCGTCCTTAAATTCGATGGATGGCTTAGGCCATAGGGCGAATAGGGCGATGCCAATGACGGCTATAATGATGATAGGAATTGCGATAATTGATTTAAGATTCATGATTTTCCTCCCTTTGATTCAATTTATCACTGCACGCTTTTAGGTATTTAATAAAATCCCTTGAGAGCTCAAGCTCTTTAATATCTTTTGTTGGTTCATAAAATTGATCAATAGTAAATTTTAAGAATGAATCAAGCTTACCTCGGCTCTGTAGTTGGCCAATCGTTAAGAAAAATCGGATAAAAGTATCTGTATCTTCCATTAGATGAGATATAATGGCCCCAATTTCCCGGTATTTATCAATCATTGGCTTTGTAGCAAGCGGAAGGGATTCTCTTAATGTAGTTACCATAAGCTCCTCAAATGAATTCTTATTTGCTTCAAGATAGAATGAATCATCCTCAGACAATATAGATGGTAGATAATCCTTATGTTCTTCAATCAACCCATGAGCCGCATCATTTCTTAATCTTTTGATTTCGATATCGTCTGTCAATGAAAATGCAGTTTTGATATATCGATACAAATCATGAATGAAGTCAGTTTGGGCCTGTGCTCTTGAGGACTTTACCCGGACTGCTTCGTGGTGTAAATCCTTCCCTAAAATATAGTTCATATCGACATTAAACAGTGTTGCGTATGCGCGGATATATGGCGCAGAAGGTTGGCTTCTTCCATTCTCCCAACGTGATATCATGCTCTTGGATACGCCATCGCCTTTTATATCTATCCCTGTTTTTTGAACCTCTAAAGAAAGTTTTTCTCGAAGTGCATCAATAGTTAGGCCTTGCGCGATGCGTAATTCTTTTAGACGTTGCCCTATCTTAAATTTTAATTGATCATCTTTAAGCCTTGAACTGATATTTAGATTTGCAGTCATTTTATAATTCACCTTTCCTCACGTAAACCCTCTTCCTACCTATATTATACTCCGAAAGTTCCTCAATAGGCAATTAAAATTTACGAGAAATCACAAAAATGTTGTTGACAGGAACTTTTGACGGTGCTATCATGTACACATAAGGCAACTCGGCAACATTGAAGAGAGGCCGATAGAACAATTTGATATTGAAAGGGGGCGGGGTATGTGATACCACGTAAAGCAATCTCTCCGTATCGAAAGCTCAAAAGCTTCATGGTAGAGAATGATATTTCTAATACCGCAGCCGCAAAGGTGATAGGGGTTAAGCCAAACACTTTCAGTAAGAAGCTTAACCGCATCAACACAGACTTCACATTACAGGAAATGCGTACGCTGTGTATAACCTATGACCTTGATGCGAATGTATTTTTTTTACATTAAAGGTTCCTATTTAGGCAACTTTTTATTTTTACTTAGAAGTTCCTAATTAGGCAACTTAAAAGGAGGCAGTCAACATGAACAAACGTAAATCCTGCATAACGTACTTGTTCCAAGATTCACTCGCTCGTCGGATGAAGGTGCTCGGTGTATCTCGGTCAGAGCTAGCCACTATGACTGGTCTTTCACCCTGCACAATCCTTACGGCGTGTAATGGTAGACCAGTATCGGTACGAACAATCGCCAAAATTCTTGAACACTTACAAGTTGATTCATCTGAAGAAGATGACTTCTGGGGCATTGACCCTGTATAGGAGGTAATTATGAATCCTGAAAAAGATGATCATATCATCGTTGAAAACTTACATGTCCAAGCAACGTACAGAACCGCTAAGATTGACCTCTGGTTCAACCGAATCCTTGGACTTTTGATGGCGGTAACACTTGCAGTTATCCTCATCTACTTTGCGACGGCATTAACTCTACTATGAACCCAACCATTACTGTGAAACAAATGGCTAGCGTTTTAGGCATAACCCTTACAGCGGTTAGAGAGGGCATCGCTAATAACCATTACAAAGCCTTCGCCTATTGTTACGGCAAAGGCAAGAAACGAACCTTCGTCATTGACCGGTTCGGATTTGAAACATACCTGGCTCGAACAGGGAGAAGTGAAGAGTACATCAAGGAGGCATTTAATCATGCATGCATTTCTTAAATTAGTAGCCGGATTAATCCTTATGGGCTCCGTTGGTAGCCTCGAGATTGATCGTATAGGCTTTACTCAGTATTTTGTGCAATGCGCCCTGGGGGTAGCCCTATGGATTGTGGCCGAGCAAGGGCAAACAATCAGACGGCTCAAAAGGAGACAACGATGAGGGTAAAGAAACCAATCGTCCCTATGATGCGGTTGAAGCGTGATTTTGACTTTAAAATGCTGATATACTACAACACTCCATACGGGCTATGTAGTTTCGCTAAAGTCATCGGAGTTAGCTCCACGACATTAGTTAAGATTTCGAGATATCAACCGGTACGTGTGAGTACTGCCAGGTTAGTCGCAAAAGGACTTGGCCAACAAATTGATTTCATATTTGAGCCATGCTCGATTCAACAAAAGACATGGGGCAACCGATTTGGATACCGCATGAAGCCGGCGGTGTTCCGTAAGATACTAGCTGATAAGGGCCTATCGGTTAAAGAAATAGCAGATAAGTGCGGGATGCACTATGGAACTTTATATAGTCATCTGAGTGGCAAGAATAAGTCGATGTCCTTTAGTAAGGCTGTTATCTTGGCCGATAACTTGAACGTCGACATCGGGTTATTATTTGACTTTAGCCAGTATTAAGTGAGGTAACCCTCACCTGGGCAATGATGGCCGATTGGTACGGAGCCCAACGGTAGTATATTTTGCAATTTAGCAGAAAGGAGGTTCCTATGCAGAACCCTACAAAGAACAACGTACGGACCTTTGTTAGAAGTCTGTACAACGCTAGGCTTCTGGAACAAACCGAAGCAGAAAGCGTAGCGCTCGAATCACATTACATTAGCCTTGAGGCTGACGGACGTGTAGTAGCTGCTGAAGCGTTCCACAAAGTCATTAACGGCTTACGTGAAGCAAGTAAAGGCGCCCAACGTTTGGAAGAACTTGGTTATGGTACCTTAGCACAAAAGCTTGTGCCTGACGCGGATAACTTCATCCAACGTATGTGCAAACCGCTCCATGAATGGTGGTATGACACGCTCGATATTAACTCCGAGAAAGGCCAAAAGTGGCGCGCAGTCCTCGAAGTGGCCAAGCCTTACGAAATTGAGATTCGTAAGTTGAAGTCAGCACGGAATGCATTGAATAACATTATTGATCGTTCCGCTTCAGGCAAGCAAGCCGTAGCCGAACTTAAGAAATTTGGATTCGACTATGACACCTGGGCACATGCACAAGTTGATATCGGCGGTCCTTCTGACTTTGATATTCTTAAACGCCCAAAAGAAAACGACCGCATCAGTACTGGGAATACTGACACGGCCACATCAAAATAATTTGACACTTATATTATACGAGGTATTTGAACTATGAACAAGAAAGTAATTGTATCCACGCTCGCGATCTCCGCATTAGCGGTTAACGTATTCGCACAAGGTAGTAATTTAGGCCCTAATGGCACCGCTAATGGTGACGCAAGCCTAGTGATTGGTACGAATAATACAACAACTACAAACGCTACATCCGCTTTTATTGCAGGTACACAAAATACAGTATCCGCCCCAAACGGCATCGCCTTTGGTACGAATAATTCGGTAACTGGGGAAAATGGTTTCGCCGGTGGTAACGATGCAAAAGCCTCCGGACGTAACTCCTTCGCATTTGGCTCTCACGCTGAAAGCTTGGTTGAGTACACGGTTGCCATCGGCAACCAAGCTAGAACGGCGTCCTATGATAGCGTTGCTATCGGTAATGGTGCGTTCGTATCTGGCGAAAGCTCTGTGGCCTTTGGCCGGTCCAACAATGTAACTGGAGAAAACTCCGTAGCAGTCGGTGCTAACAATGGCACCGTAGCCGGCGGTCAGTCCGCTGTGGTTGGCTACAATAACAAAATCGGATCCCAAAAGGAACAACTCGTGTTCGGCTCGAACTCCGAGTCTAACGGCCAAGGCGCTCTCGTATTTGGCACACATGCCAAAGCATTAGCTACTGACGCTGTTGCCTTCGGTAATAATACAATTGCAGATCGTGCAAATTCCGTTGCTGTCGGCACGAACTCTGTAACTGATGATGCGGTCGGAGTTGATGGTGTAGACCTTAATGGAACGCGCCATATCTTCGCAGGTGAACAACCAGGCGCAGTTGTATCCTTTGGCTCTAAAGCTCGCACCGGTGCAGGTGGCGTGGCTCAGTATAACCGTCAACTCCAAAACGTGAGCGCAGGACGTGTTGAGGCTGATAGCTTGGATGCTATCAACGGCTCCCAGTTATACGCTGCGTACGATGAAATCAACACTATCGGTGCAAAGGTGCGTACTAATACGGCTGATATCAGCACACTTCAAGATACATCTGCTAACCACGAAACGCGTATCACGAATTTGGAAAACCGCCAATACAACCTGGCGGGTGAAATTAACAATCGTATCAATGCAACAGACCAACGGGTTAATCGATTGGGCGCAAGCTCCGCAGCATTAGCAGGGCTCCATCCTTTGGATTTTAATCGTAGCGATAAGGTAAGTTACGCAGTTAGCTACGGCCGTTATCGTAACCGCAATGCCGTAGCGCTCGGCGTATTCGCTAGACCTAACGAACGCATTATGCTTGGCTTTGGTGCTACGTTAGGCGCTGAAAACCAATACACCATTAATCTTGCATTTAAGACCGGCAAAGGCTCGGATTATATTGCCGAAGCCAAAGATGCTCAAAGCCGTATCAGCAAGTTAGAACGCTTAGTGGATGAGTTAACGCAAGAAGTTGCTGCTCAGCGTCGCATTTAGGAGGTCACTATGAAGAAGAACGCACCTTACACGCTCAATATCGATATGTCCTTATCCGAAGATATGAATACGCTCGCATGCAAATGCGCCGCAACAGTAGGAAGTGAAATCATATTGGCCTCGATGCTTGCTGGTGCAGTTGTTGCACTCGCTCATGACCATAGTATTGATCCGCACAAGTTTGCGGAAGCCGTATGCGGTACGATTATGGAATTTATTGATAAGCCAGGCTTTACGAAGGCGAATCAAAAATTATCCTAGAGGTGATGAGTATGGCTCGGAAAAATAGAAGAAAACGGATTGTGAAAGATACTGCAATAGAGCAGTTAATTTCACCTAAAGCACCTATTACACCTCCACCTAGTCCGTGGGATGTAAGTAAGTCTCTAAGGGAACAATCTAAACGTAAAAAGATTGTTACGGAGCGACTTACTAAGATTGATACCTGGGTGACTAGAGCTTGCCAAGTCGTATTCATCATCTTAGGTATTTGTGTTCTCATGCTGTTACACGTTCACGGCATTATTTAAATATTAATCAGAAAGGATCTCCTCATGATAAGAATTACTTTTGAAGCAAAAAATTATGTATCCCTTTGTGAAGAACTTAAATTGTTCCTCAGCTACAGTAATATACCTACGACAGAAGAACCGCCCACAGCTCCTGTGGTACCCGCCACAGTCCAAGCTCCACCGGTGGCTCCAGTCGCTCAACCTACTACAGTAGCACCTGTGGTACCGACATCTGCGCCGTTACAAACACATCCAGACCCAGTGCAAGCACCGCCTACACCGGCTGTACCCGTAGCACCGGTTAAGGAATATACCTTGGAAGAAATTCAAGTGGCATTGCAACCATTAATGGATGCAGGTCGCACGAATGAAATCGTAGGATTGATGCAAAAATACAAAGTTTCAAGCCTTCCTGAGCTTCCAAAGGACCAATTCCCTAATCTCGTAGTTGACCTTCGCAACATGGGAGCTCGAATCTAATGGCTAGCCATGCGCTACTAAGCGCATCAAGTTCCCATAGGTGGTTACATTGTACTGGGGCGCCTCGTTTAGAGGCGACCTTCCCTGATACTACATCAGAATATGCAAAGGAAGGAACCCTCGCACATGAACTATGTGAATTGAAATTGAAAAAATACACTACGGTAATGGCCAAAGGCACCTACACCAGGGTCTATAACAAAATCAAAAAGAATGAGTTATGGGCACCGGAGATGGACGAAACCACAGATGTATATCTCGAATATATCAAGTCCATCATGTTAAGTTACAAGGTCGCTCCTGTGGTAGTCATCGAAAAGCGTGTTGACTTTAGCCAATACGTACCTGAAGGCTTTGGTACTGCGGACTGTATCATCTTAGCCGGTGATACGCTCCACATCATCGATTATAAACACGGTAAAGGTGTTATAGTTGATGCGGATCACAATCCACAAATGATGTTATATGCCCTTGGTGCTATGCACGATTACAGTCTCTTGTATAAGTTCAACACTATCAAGATGACTATTGTACAGCCTCGTGTTAACAACATTTCTGAGTTTGAAATGTCCTCCGATGACCTCCGTAAATGGGGTGAGGAGGTAGTCGCGCCAAAGGCTAAAGAGGCCTACGAAATGGAAGGCCACACGTTTGAGGCTGGCGCCTGGTGTGGATTCTGTAGAGCAAAAGCTCAATGCAGAACACGATGTGAACATTTCGATGCGATGCATGTATTCACGAGCAAAGACCCTCGTCTGATTAGCCTTGAAGAACTAGGTACTTACCTAGAACATGGCAGGGATATCGAATCCTGGTACAAGGACATCAAGGAATACGCCCTATCTGAATCCTTAGCCGGTGCAGAGGTGCCAGGTTGGAAAGCCGTAGAGGGCAGAGGTTCTCGCGTGTTCCAAGATGGTGATACCGCTATTCAAACCCTTATTAATGGTGGGGTAGATGAATCTATCCTGTACGAACGTAAGGTTCTTACTTTGGCTCAAATCGAAAAGGCCATCGGTAAGAAAGAATTTAATGAACTCGTAGGCGACCAGGTCGTTAAGAACCCTGGTAAACCTACTCTTGTAGTTGATACGGATAAGCGCCCACGTATCACAAATCAACCTAGTGCGGCGCAAGTGTTTAATACCAATAATGGAGGTAACTAATTATGGCATTTCAATGCAGACCAACAGAAGTTCTTTTAAAAAACGTACGTTTATCCTTTGTTCATTTACTTGAGCCATACACTAATCCTAACAATTTCAGTGAAGCCAAATATAGCGCGATGATCCTTGTACCTAAATCTGATACGGCACAAGTTCAAGCAATTACTCAAGCTATTGAAGCAGCAATCGCTGATGCTCGTGTGAAACATGGTGCCAAAGTACCGGCTCAACCTAAAACACCAATCCACGATGGCGACGGCTACACGCCAGGCGGTAAAGAATACGGCCCAGAATGTAAGGGCCATTACGTATTCAACGCGTCTCAATCCATGAAATTCAAGCCGGAAGTAGTTGACCTTCAAGGTCAACCTCTTACTGAACCTGGCCAAGTATATTCTGGCATGTATGCGAATGTGCTGATCAACTTTTACTTCTACAATAACCAATCCTCTGGTATCTCCGCCGGTTTAGGCCCTGTACAAAAAGTACGTGACGGCGAACCTCTTGGTGGTGGCCAACCGGCATCCGCTGCATCCGTATTCGGAGCTCCTCAAGGTAGCGCAGCAAATGTATTCGGTGGTGCGGAAGCAACGCAAGCTATCAACCCTGTTACTGGCCTTCCAATGTAATAGGTGGCCATTATGCGCCATTTAAACATTGATATTGAAACATTCTCATCCAATGACATCGGCGCAGGTGTATACAAATATGTCGAAGCGGAGGATTTTGAAATCCTCCTATTCGCATATGCGTACGAGTTTGGCCAGGTTGAAGTTGTGGATCTAGCACAGGGTGAAACAATACCGGATGAGGTGATTGCAGACTTACAGAATCCGGATGTCATCAAACATGCCTACAATGCACAGTTTGAAATCACCTGTCTAAACAAAGCCGGATATACTACTCCATTACGTCAATGGCGCTGTACGATGATACACGGAGCCTATTTAGGGTATCCTATGGGCCTTGCTAAGTTAGGCGTGGCTCTAGGTCTACCTCAAGATAAATTAAAGGATAAAGCTGGCAAGGCTTTAATCCGATATTTTAGTATTCCTTGTAAGCCGACTAAATCGAATGGCGGTAGAACTCGTAACCTGCCACATCACGAGCCAGAAAAGTGGCGAACCTATGTCGAGTACAATCGTCAAGACGTAGTCACTGAAATGGAATGTTACAAACGGCTCGCATCGTTTCCTGTACCTGATGAGACGTGGAACGATTGGTACATCGATATTGAAATCAATAATCGCGGTGTACTCATCGACCATGACCTGGTTATTGGTGCTCTTTGCATCGATGAAGAAAACACGAACATCCTTACAAAGGAGGCACAGGAAATTACACGGCTTGCCAATCCAAATTCTACGCAAGCACTCCTTAATTGGATTAACACCAACACAGGGGCTAACCTGCCTAATCTAACGAAGGATACAGTTGATAGTGCTCTCAAGAGTGATATTAACCAAGTGGCCAAACGCGTTCTTACCTTACGTAAGAAACTAGCCAAATCATCCGTATCAAAGTACGTCAAGATGGAAGAATCTTGGGGATCAGATTATCGCCTCAGGGGCGTGTTACAGTTCTACGGCGCCAATCGTACTGGACGATGGGCAGGACGTCTCATTCAGGTCCAAAACCTACCAAGAAACTACATCGAAACACTTGATGTCGCACGTTCTCTCGTGACACATCGTAATCGTGTAGGGCTCGAACTTTTATATGGGGATGTAGCTGATACACTCTCACAGTTAATCCGTACGGCTATTATCGCTCCTGACGGTAAGACATTATGCGTGGCTGACTTCTCCGCTATTGAAGCTAGGGTGATAGCCTGGCTAAGTGGTGAGCAATGGCGTCAACAAGTATTCGCCCATGACGGCGATATATACTGCGCGTCGGCATCATCGATGTTTGGTGTTCCAGTTGTAAAACATGGCGAGAATGGTCACCTTCGCCAAAAGGGCAAGGTCGCCGAACTGGCCCTAGGATATCAAGGCGGCGTGAACGCATTAAAGGCTATGGGCGCCCTTGATATGGGGCTATCAGAAGAAGAACTTCCAGATATCGTCCGGTTATGGCGTGAAGCATCACCTCGTATTCGTGATTTATGGTACCAGGTGGAAAACGCTGCGGTGTACACAGTAACCACAGGCAACCCTATGGGCCTTGACCACGGCATTATATTTCGTTTAGAAATTGATCCGATATACGGCTATCGTTACATGACGATTGAGCTACCTAGCGGACGGAAGCTATTCTATCCAGGGGCATATATCAAAGAAAACCAATTCGGTAAGGACGCCGTTCATTTCAAGGCGCAATTCAACAACGCCTGGGTGGATGATAGTACCTACGGTGGAAAACTCGTAGAAAACATTACCCAAGCCGTTGCTCGAGATTGTCTTGCAGTTACGTTGAGACGATTAACGATAGCCGGATACCCAATTACTATGCACATCCACGATGAAGCGGTTATGGAAATCTCGGCCGAGGATAAGGAGAAAACCCTTGATAAGGTTAACGCTTTATTTGGGGCTCCGATTCCCTGGGCGGAAGGATTACACCTATCTGCCGCCGGATTCACAAGTGATTATTATATGAAGGATTAGAAAGGGCGTTGGCCATATGATTAATGACAAAAAACTAATAATTAGCGTAGGCCAAAGTCGCACGTCTAAACAATGGATTCAAACGGAGCTGATGTGGTCCGAGTTTATTGAACGGCTTCGCACGCCTCAGCGTACTACGGAGACCGTTGAGCAGTATCATCAGCTTCCAAAGTCCGCACAGGCTAAACTGAAGGACATCGGCGGATTCGTCGGTGGTAGCTTAATCGGTCTCCAACGTAAGGCGATTAATGTCACCGGTCGTGACCTTATCACCCTTGACCTTGACGCTATTGAGCCTGGCCAAACGGATAATGTAGTGCGTACAGTGGACAATTTAGGTATGGCATACGTCGTATACAGTACACGTTCGCACACACCTCACCGTCCGCGGTTACGGGTAGTCATTCCAACTGACCGCACTATGACACCGGATGAGTACGAGCCTATCGCGCGTAAGGTGGCCAGCTTAATCGGTATCGGCATGATGGACTCGACTACGTTCGAAGCCTCGAGGCTTATGTACTGGCCAGGATGTTCTAGCGATGCACAATATGTATTCCGATATGCGGATAAGCCGTTCTTATCGGCTGACGGAATCTTAGCGGAATACACCGATTGGCGGGACGTGGCGTCATGGCCACAGGTACCAGGCTCTGAGACATCAGTTAGAGTGAAACAGCTTCTTACGAAGCAACAGGACCCTCTAACTAAGCATGGTATCGTAGGGGCCTTTTGTAGGCAGTATGGTATCCGTGAAGCCATCGATACGTTCTTACCTCACGCCTACGCTTACGTTGATGGCTCTAATGACCGCCTAACCTACGTCGAAGGTTCGACAATAGGTGGTGCCATAATCTACGACGATGATAAGTTCTTGTACTCGCATCACAATACGGATCCGTGCGGTGGCCAACTCGTGAACGCCTTTGACTTGGTTCGCCTTCATAAGTTCCATGACCTCGACGAGACGGCCAAGGACGGCACACCACCGCATAAGATGCCATCGTACCTTGCGATGAGTAAACTCGCCTTTGAGGACTCAGAGGTGGCCATCAGTATCCAACAAGAACGCGCGCGTGAGTCAGCTACGAACGTGTTCCAAGAATCGATAAGTAATTCTAATACTACCGATGTGACCGACCTTGACGCCAACGCTATGCTCGAGACTGAATGGATGAAGTCTGCGGATTTAAAGTATAACGAGAACAATGGCCTTAAGAAAACCCGTGATAATATCCTTAAGATTTTAACGCATGACCCGGCCATCAAGGGGCGTATCGCATACGATAAGTTCGGTAGTCGGTATATGGCGATGGGTGCCTTACCCTGGGCCCTATCGGAACACGGTAAACGCATATGGACTGACACTGATGATAGTGGCATTCAATGGTACCTTGAAAACCGATTCGATATCACGGGTAAAGATAAGGTCCTTGATAGTGTGCTACTGATAGCGAAACAAAACGCATTCAACCCGGTAACCGATTATTTAGATAGTCTCACCTGGGACGGTGTGGAACGCTTAGATACAATCTTCATCGATTACCTGGGCGCAGAGGATAACGTGTATACCCGTGCGGTAGGTCGCAAGGCCTTCGTAGCTGCAGTAGCACGTGCCTACGAACCTGGATGCAAGTATGACACGATGCCTGTATTAGTCGGTGCCCAAGGGATAGGGAAATCATCTCTTATTCGATTAATGGGCAAAGATTGGTACGCTGATGGGCTTAACACGTTTGACGGTAAGGAAGCTGCCGAAAGTATCCAAAATAGTTGGTTAGTTGAAGGCGGTGAAATGGCCGGGTATTCCAAGGCGGAAGAAAATGCATCGAAACAATTCTTATCACGCCAGGTTGACGTATTCCGTAAGGCGTATGGCAGACGAACGGAAGAATACCCTCGTCAATGCGTGTTCTTTGGTTCCACTAATCAACACGAGTTCTTAAAGGATATCACCGGCAACCGCAGATTCTGGCCAATTCAGCTTGGTTTAAAGAAACCAACGAAAAATGTATTTAAGAATTTACCTGGTGAAGTGGACCAGATGTGGGCGGAAGCCAAAGCTAGATACCGCCAAGGGGAAAGCTTAATTATTGAAGATAATGAGGAAGTACTTCGCCTTGCAAATTTAGCCCGTGAAAGCCATATGGAAGGAAATGCTAAAGCAGGTGTGGTAGCTGAGTTCTTGAAACAGAAAGTACCTGAGAACTGGAGCACAATGTCACCTAAAGCACGGGATATGTTTATGTCAGGCACACATGCGGTACCTGGACAGGTGCTGGTATTCCGTGACAGGGTATGCGCTGCAGAAGTATGGGTTGAATGTTTTGGACGTCCATTATCTTGGATGAAGAAGTCGGACAGCCGAGAGATTAATCAAATTTTAGATAACATTCCATTCTTAATGAGGTTTGATTCGATGAAAAAATTTGGGCCTTATGGAGCCCAAAGAGGATTCTCAATTATACCCGGATTGATGTAATTTTCGAAGGTAACATTCCTGAAAATACCCCCATATTCTCAAAAAGAATGTTACCTGAGAATGTTACTATGTTACCCGAATGTTACCCGAATGTTACCTAGAATGTTACCCTAACAAACCTAGTATTTATCTATATTTATAGTACTTATTATATATAAAGGTAACATTTATATATATATGTAGTAGAAATATATATATTTAAGTACGTTATAGGGGTTAAACGGGGTTAAATGGGGTATGTATCTATATGTAAAGAAAAAAAGTGTAACTTTGTTACCTGGCGTAAATGATAATCTCAAAATGGAGGTGTGATAGATGCTTGAAAAACTAGTCGAACAGAAATTGGTTCGGGGTGTTAGAGAGTTGGGCGGTAAGGCCTATAAGTTTGTATCACCTGGCAATGTCGGGGTGCCTGATCGGATTGTGATATGGCCAGATGGTACCGTTCAGTTCGTAGAGCTTAAAACGACACGAGGTCGATTAAGTCAACTACAGGATGTGCAGTGCAAGAAATTATTGAGCCTACTGCAGACCGTCTACATCCTATATGGCCCTGAGGCTGTTAAGGACTATCTAACGAATGAAGGTGGTATTCATGGCGAGAGTTCCGTGTAGGAATTGCAACAGGCGAACGCCTGGATGTCATGGCATGTGTTCCGACTATAGCTTGTACAAATTACTTAGTAAGTACGAAAAAGCGAAGGATCATGATGATACCGTTGTACAGTCATATATCATGACAAACGTACGGAAGATTCGTCACAAGATGCAAAAGGCAAAGTACGGATGCACGGTTAAAGATTAGGAGGTGATGCCATATGATATTCAAGCCACATCCCTATCAAGATTACTGTATTTCACGAGTGATTAAGCAACAAAAGATAGGACTGTTCTTGGATATGGGTTGAATGGTTTAGGAAAAACCATCATAACCCTATCCGCTATATACCAGTTGAAGTATAACTACTTTCAAGTTAAGAAGGTGCTTATCATAGCGCCTAAGAAGGTAGCAGAAGCAACTTGGCAACGTGAAGCCACTAAATGGGACGGCGTTGGTATTCTTAGAATATCCACCGTATTAGGTCCATTAAAGAAACGCATACAAGCACTAAATACACCGGCGGATATCTACATCATCAATCGTGAGAATGTATCGTGGCTGGTTAGCTACTATAAGAACGCATGGCCATTCGATATGGTGGTGGTTGATGAATCGAGTTCCTTTAAATCTCATCGCGCCAAACGATTCAAGGACTTATCGAACATGTACAACCATATCAACCGTATGGTGCTGTTAACCGGTACACCATCACCGAATGGGTTGATTGACTTATGGGCCCAGGTTTATTTATTAGACCGTGGCCAAACCTTAGGTAAGACTTACACCGCATTTAGGGAACATTATTTTGACCCAGACCAACGAGGCCGTGATGTGATCTACAGCTACAAGCCTAAGGCGAATACAGATGATGCGATTATGTCCGCCATAGCGCCATTATGTATCTCGATGAAGGCTAGCGATTACTTATACCTACCGCCAATTGTGTATGATACGGTGCCGGTAGTCTTAGACGCTAAGGCGAAGAAAGCCTATGAAAGCATGGAACGTGATGCTGTCCTTGAAGTATTTGGAGCAGATGAGGAAATCACCGCCATGAGTGCGGCTGCTTTATCCAATAAGCTCCAACAGTTGGCCAATGGCGCCGTGTATGATGATGAACGTAACGTCCATGAAATCCATGATTGCAAGATAGAAGCCTTCATGGAGCTTATCGAACAGCTACACGGTAAGCCGGCGTTAGTGTTCTATAACTTCAAACATGATTGTGCCAGGTTGAAGGAGGCCCTAGCAAAAACGGATCTGCGTGTACGGGAGTTAAAAGGCGCCGACGAAGAGTTCGATTGGAACGCCGGCAAGATTGACATACTGCTAGCACACCCCGCATCAACCGCATATGGTCTAAATCTACAAGACGGAGGTAATCATGTAATATGGTTCGGGCTTAATTGGAGCCTAGAGCTATACCAACAAGCGAACAAGCGTTTGCATCGTCAAGGTCAAAATGAAAAGGTTATCATCCATCACCTTATCTCCGTAGGCACACGGGATGAGGATATGATGGAAGCCTTAGAAAAGAAAGACGAAGCACAAGAATATGTCCTTCAATCGTTGAAGGCGCGGATTGATAAATATGTGAAAGGATAACAACTATGAGCAGAATTTGTAAAACCTGTGGAAGCTTATTCCAGGCTAAGGGCAACGAGCAAGAGTGCCCTACCTGTAAGGAAGGGTTCAACGATATCATGGATATCATCAAAGGACGAGACAGTAAGGAGACAGTAAAAGACAGTAAAAAGACAGAAGCGCCACCTACTACACCAGAGCCATCACCTAAGATGATTACCTGTAAGGTGTGTGGCAAGGAGTTCGAGCAAACGGGCAAAGGTCGACCTGCTGTCAATTGTCCGGAATGTCGAGAGGCTTTGAAACATGAATATAAGGCGAAACCTAAAGCAAAGCTAACCGTATCCGTAGCAACGGATGAGGATAAAGATAAGCAGTACGGCAAGATTGAGACTGAGCCAGTAGTAACGGATACGGCTTCAACCGGCGTATCAGTAGCCGACAGTAAGCCTATTGATACAATGAACGATGCGGTACATCATCCACAGCATTACACCTTGCCAGGGCTAACCATTGAAAGTGTTGACGTCATTCGTGCGGTATTGACGCCAGAAGAGTTCAAAGGATGGTGCAAGGGTAACGCATTAAAGTATTCCCTTCGAGCAGGTCGTAAGGATCCGGCGAAAGAAGTTCAGGACTTAGCAAAAGCAGGCGTATTCTTAAGTTGGATTACTGGAGAGTAGCCTATGCATACCAGTGCGAGTTTCGAGAAACTGCTACACGACCATGGGCATTACCTGGATGACCTATACATAGTTACTGTTCGATATGTTAACTACTTGGAGGAACAGTACGAGATGGCATATGTACGAAGCGAAGAAGTCATCCGTGAATATAAGGAGGCTGGTAATGACCAGTTCGATGATAAGACATATTCGTATCCTTGGTATCATGACGAGCGTTGGGATGAAGCTACCGATACATTGGAAGCGATAGAGGATGAAGTCGATGAGCTGTACAAAATTGTAGAAGGGATGGATTACATATGACACAGGATAGTATTGATAGGATGTGAACGTATGGGTAAACGTACGAGTAAGGGGACACATCCTGGAATAAGTAAACTGCAAAGGCTGATGGATAGTCACAGGAGACTAACTGACATCGAGGCGCATCTGCAACGCCTGGAGCAAGAAGCACGAAGTGAGTACCCCAACACCGAAGAGCAACAGCTGAATCTCAAGACGGCGTATCGTGATTTGCTTGAGGAGTCAAGGCAACTATCGCGGGAACGATATGAGCTATGGGCTATCATCCATCAAGTGCCAAGCGATTGTGAGCGTACATTCCTTGAATATCGCTACTACTTTGGCCTTGGCATGAAAGACGTCATTGAGGCGATGCACTACAGCGAGCCCCAGGTCTACCGCATACGTAAGATGGCTGTCAAGTCTTTTTGCAAACTTTTTGAAAATTTCTAAAACATGATATGAAATGATAGTTGCACTTTGTGTTACCTTATGGATGTGGATATGGAAACGAGCGTCGTATCCACGCACTGTAGGGTAGTTCATAGTGATACCTTTCATGTACTTACACTTCTCTCCTGGGCGGTAGCCCAAACATGAAGCGAAGCATTGAGGACTACGAACAACCACGTAGTCCTTTTTGTTAGCTTTAATTAGAAAAGAAATACCCTAAATAGAATTAAAATTATTTTTAAAATTTTTGAAATGAAAAGGTACTTCCTCGACGGAAAATCGCCGGTGGTCGCCTCCGCGCGATGTTTGTCCGCATGTGAAAAATTTTTTCAAGTAGAAAGTACCCTACCAATAGACACTTACGGAAGGAGGTCCAAAATGGCCACGGAAAGACCCAAAGTCAAGTTCGATGACAACGGCGAGATCATTGTCACCACAAAAGTGTTATGCCAAATTCTGGACCTCGGTCCGGAAATGATATCACGCCACAATCGTGCAGGTATGCCGAAGGTGGCAACGGGTTGGTGGAACGTTCGTGAAGTTCTTGTTTGGCTTGGCATGTCCAAGGATAAGGACGGAACGAAATCCGCGGCTCAAAGAAAACTTGAAGCTGAGGCGGATTACAAGGAAGCCAAAGCGAAACGCGAAAAGCGAATGAACGAAGTTCTTGAAGGCCAGTATATTGCGGTCGAGGACGTAACTCGGGAGTGGACTGGACGCGTTAATGAATTGAAATCATCCCTTGGGCTGTTACCTAAAGCGGTTAGCAAAGAATTTCCAGATGCAGAAACAAGGGTGATTGTAGAGAGGACGGTGAATGAGTGTGTCAACGAGTACCTCGAAAGCTACGCGCGCGACGGCGTCTACACGAAAGCGAAGAAAAGTTAATTCAAAAGATTCCAAGAATCCGAATAAACAATGTCATTACAATTCATCACACGATTCTAGTACATCGTTTACGTGGACAGCGCAAGAACTCGCAGCCTTCAAGCCTCCGGAGCGGTACACCGTTTCCACATGGGCCGATAAGTTCAGAGTACTCCCAAGCACTAGTGCAGAACCCGGGCCATGGCACACGCACCGCACTCCATACTTACGAGAGCCTATGGATATGCTCAATAACGATTTGATTGAATCGATTGTACTGTGCTTCAGTGCACAGATTGGTAAGACAGAAGCTGAACTCAACATGATAGGGTTCGCACTGCATCAGTCCAAGGCACCGGTTATGATGGTATACCCAACAGATATGCTAGCAAAGTTCAATAGTGAAAAACGTGTTCAGCCAATGATCACGAACACAGAACCTCTGGCCAACATGTACAACGAAAACGCAAGTTCAAAGTTAGAACTCAACTTCAACACAGGAAACTACATGGTATTGTCCGGTGCTAACTCTCCATCGAGCCTAGCTTCAAGGGCTATCAAGTATGTGTTCTTTGATGAAGTTGATAAGTACCCAGTATTCTCTGGTAAAGAAGCGAATCCAATTAAGCTGGCAACGGAACGTACTAAAACGTTCGTTGATGCCAAACACGTGATGGTATCAACTCCAACAGTCGAGAATGGCAATATCTGGACCGCTTTCAAACAGGCTCACGCACAGAAAGAGTACTACGTACCGTGCCCACACTGTGGTGAGTATCAAAAGCTCGTGTTCAAACAGATTAAATGGCCCGATGAGGCTAAAGGCAATAAGGACCGCATCAGGGACACTGCCTACTATGAATGCGCGCACTGTAAGAAAGCGATACACGATAAACACAAAATGGATATGCTTCGTAATGGAGAATGGCGAACCGAAAATGAACCCGATTGCCGAGTGCGTTCGGTTGGCTACCACTTATCGTCCTTATACTCTCCATGGATAGCCTTTGGGAAAGTTGCGTATGAGTTCTATACTTCAAAAGACTTCCCGGACCAATTTATGAACTTTATTAACTCGTGGCTAGCAGAGCCTTGGCGAAGCGCTAAGACGAAAAGCACACAAACGCTACACTTCACGGAATCAATCTATGACCGTGGTGTAGTACCGGATAAGGCAACGCTACTTATCGCTAGCGTTGACGTACAGCTTGACCACTTCTGGTGGGAGGTTAGGGCATACGCACCAGGCGTGAAGTCCTATCTCATCGACTATGGCCAAGCCAGTACATGGGATGACCTAGAGGAGATCATAGTCAACAGGGAATATCCGACAGAGTATGGCGAACCACGACAAGTAATGAAGGCGGGCATTGACTCAGGCTTCAGAACAGACGAGGTGTACCAATTCTGTGCACGATTCCCTGAAATATGTATTCCGCTCAAAGGTTCGTCAAATCATAAGACCCTAACGGCGCCGTACTCCATGTCTAGCGTTGAAAAGGGCGTTATTGGAGGCCTTAAATTGTACGTCCTTAATACGGACTACTGGAAGGACTTTATATTTGCTCGGATGGTACGGCCAACTGATGAGGTAGGTACAATCCATCTGTTCAAAGATTGTCCGCAGGAATATACCGACCATCTCAGGTCGGAGGAAAAACAAGAAATCCGCAACGTGAAAACAGGTGAAGTTACGGTGCAGTGGAAACCGCTCACGGGTCACCCTACGAATCACTTGCTAGATACATGTACATACAATGCTGCGGTAGCAGACATTGCAGGGGTGAAGTATTTAACGGAACCCGAAGAATACGAAGAATCTAATTCCGCAACCGAGGATATAGACTACGGTGTAGGAATGGGAAATACGAACCATTGGTTTAGATAAGGAGGTGAACCATGAGCGATGTAAACGAACAATTGGACCGTATCCGTGAAGTCATCGAGGATATCGAAACAAAAGGATACTCCGAGTTACAGATTGGCGGTAAACGGTTCAAAGCGATTGACCTTCCTGTGTTATACGCACGCGAACAAACGTTAATGCAACGGGTTCATGAGGAAGCAAACGGCTTCCAGAGTGATGCATACGTGACATGGGGTGGACGATGAATATCTTAGATAAGGTAATCGGTTGGGTTAGCCCTGAAAGGGCGCTTAATCGTATCGCAGCACGAGAGGCTATCCGCCAATATGATGCGGCGTCAATGGACCGATTAAGTAGTGACTGGCAACCTGCTTATGGTACAGCCGAACAGTTGGCCACCGGAGCGCGTGATCTTATTCGAGGTCGAGCTCGTGCAGCTGAAATGAATAGCGACTTAGCTGAGTCTGTAGTAACAGCCCTAATCCGTAACGTGATTGGCGTTGGGATTAAGCCACAGGCAAAAGTTAGAAGCGGTAAAGGCAAGTTAAATACGAGCCTCAATAATAAAATCGAAAAAGCCTGGGCGAAATGGACGGAGGCAGAAAATGCGGACGTCCGAGGAATGTCAAACTTTTACGAATTGCAATCCATCGCACTACGACGGATGCTGTATGATGGCGAAATTTTAGTCAATAAAACTGCACAAGGCGAGTACCTTCCGTTATCGATTCAATTGATTGAGGCGGAGAATATCGGGGCGGTTAGCTTACAACATGGTAAGAATAATATCATCAACGGCGTGGAGGTTAACGAATATGGGAGACCAGTTGCGTATCACGTATATCAAAGCGATCCAATGGGGTTACGCAGTTTCGACGCATTACGGCTAACTACTAACCAGGCGTTCTTATTATTCAAGCCTACTCGTACCTCTCAGCTTCGAGGGATGAGTCACCTGGCATTAGTCCTTCGTCGTATTCACGATATCGACGAATACATGGATGCGGACTTAATTGCTGCACGTGTATCGGCATGTTATAGCGCGTTCATAACGTCTCAAAATTCAGCACGTCAAACAGCGATGCTATCTCGTGATAGTAAAGGACGTCCTAATATGACACTAGCACCAGGCATGGTTAGACACCTTAGCCCTGGTGAATCTATTGAGTTCGCAGACCCTAAACGTAATGCGGGAACTGCGAGTGAATACTCGGCAACTCAGACACGGAGAATTTCCTCCGGTCTAGGAATGAGCGCGGATATCGTGGCTCGTAATATATCAGGTAACTTCTCAGCAGCAAGGCAAAATCTGTTAGAGGACCAAAAGACCTTCCGACAATGGCAAGAATTTGTTATCGCACACTTTTGCATGCCGATTTGGAAAGCCTTTATTGACGCATTATACCTAGCCGGTGAACTACCATCTGACTACTTGGCGAATAAGGACAAGTACCAAGAAGTATCTTGGCTCGCGCCAGGTTGGTCGTGGATAGACCCAGTTAAGGAAGTGTCCGCTAATAAGGAAGCCATCAAATCTGGCCTTACAACCTTAGAGGATGTGTGCGCAGCATCTGGGCGTGATTGGGAGGAAGTTCTTGAACAACGGAAACTCGAACAGGACAGAGCCAAGGAGCTCGGGGTGTTACTAGATTATTCCAGTGAGTTGCAACCATTGATGGACCCGGATAGTGACAATAACGTCCAACAATCACAGGAAGGAGCTGATGGCTAACAATGGACGAAAATGAAAAACGTAGCATTTATGGTAACTATTGCCGTGAATCTACGATTGACCAAGTCGACTCCGACAATCGGACGGTAGAACTTTCCTTCTCCTCCGAAACGCCATATGGCCGTTGGTTCGGCGATGAAATCCTTTGCCATGATGAAGAATGTATCAATTTTGATAGATTTAATGATGGCTTAGGTACCGTGCTATTTAACCATGATCGTGATGCGGTCGTGGGGCACATTGAAAAGGTGTGGATTGAAGATAATCGAGGTAAAGCGTTAGTGCGCTTTGACGAAGATGAACAATCCGACGCCATATTCAAGAAAGTCCAATCCGGTACGCTTCAAGGTGTTAGTGTCGGTTACACTATTAAACGCTATGAAGTGTTAGAAGATGATAGTACTACATCAACAAATGGCCGTTTTACAGGCCCTGCATACGTCATCACCGATTGGGAACCTTTAGAAATCAGCATTGTATCCGTACCTGCAGACCCTACGGTCGGCGTAGGTCGCAGTGCAGATGATATTCAAATTCATACAAGTATTGACACACAGGAGGAACAAAAAGGTATGGATGAAAAAGAAAAATTGACTGAAACTCCAGAAGTGAAATCCGCTTCAGTTGAAGCAGGTATCACAAAAGAACAATTGGCAAAAGCTATGGAAGAAGAACGTAAACGTACTTCCGAAATCACTGCTATGTTCCGCGACTTCGACGTTGAAGGCGCAGACGAAGCAATCGTATTGGGCAAATCCGTTGACGAAGCACGTGCAATGGTTATGGACCAATTACGCACACGTAACGCAGGCGTGTCCGTGAAAATGGGCGAATCTGAATCCGATAAATTCCGTGCAGCTGCACAAGATGCAGTATTAATGGCGGCGGGTATTCAAGTAGCGGAACCGGCACCAGGTGCTAACGAATTACGCGCACATTCCTTGGTTGAATTGGCACGTGAAGCATTACAACGTGAAGGACTTCGCGCTAACTTTGGCGATAACTTGGAATTGGCTCGTGAAGCTATTAACTCCACATCCACATTCCCTGCTATCATGTCTAACTTGGCAAATAAATCCGTAATGAACGGCTTTAACGAAGCAGAAACTACTTACCAATTATGGGCAGGTAAAGGCTCTAACCGCGACTTCAAGGAAGCTACACGCGTAGCATTATCTGAAGCAGGCGACTTGGAATTAGTTCCAGAAGGTAGCCAATTCAAAGCTATGACATTCAAAGAAGCTTCCGCACGCACTAAAGTCGCTACTTACGGCAAATTGTTTAGCTTAACTCGTCAAGCAATCATCAACGATGACCTTGGTATGTTCTCCGCTATCGCAACTCGTTTTGGTTCCGCAGCTAAACGCTTGGTGAACAAAATGGTGTACGCACAATTGACAGGTGACGTAGTAATGGACGATGGCGTTGCATTGTTTAACAGCAAACATGGTAACGTTGCATCCACCGGTGAAGCGTTGTCGGTAAAAGCTATTGCTAAAGCGGTAACTGCTATGCGTCGTCAAAAGGGCATTCAAGGTACAGCCACTCTTAACATCACGCCTAAATACTTAATCGTTCCGCCTGAACTTGAAATGGTAGCATACCAACTTATGAACTCCACTGCAGACGTGGCAGGAATTAACTCCAGTGTGGTTAACCCATACAAAGGTCGATTCACGGTTATCGCTGATGCAGAAATCACTGACCCAGATGCATGGTACTTAGTAGCGGATGCAACTCAACACGATACTATTGAAACTACATTCTTGAACGGTGTAGAAGCTCCACGCTTAGAAACTCGTCAAGGCTTTGATGTGGATGGTATCGAATATAAAGTTGCATTGGACGTAGGCGTACGCGCTCTTGATTTCCGTGGTCTATATAAAAACGCAGGTAAATAATTAGGGGGTAACGATATATGATGACACAATTCGTACAAGAAACTGACCGCATTGACATTACAGCAACTGCGGAAGTCAAAGCCGGTAATATCGTAGAAGCAGGCGCACTTCACGGTGTAGCTATCACCGATATGAAACAAGGTGAAGTCGGCGCCATTAAAGTAACTGGCGTATTCAAAGTAATTGCTAACAAAGCCGATACTTTTGAAGTCGGTGACGTAGTTAACTTCTTGACAGATAAAGCTGTTAAAACTGGCGGTAAACCAATGGGTATCGCGGTAGCTCCAAAAACTGCTACACAAGATACTGTTACAGTTATGCTAGTGCAAGCTGCCAAAGTTGGCGCATAGTAATAGCCATATTATGAGGATGACGGGGGCCACATGCCCCCGTTAAACCTATGAGGTACAAATATGTATACATACGATGAAAACGTCCTCTTGGGGGCATTTGGTGAGAAAATCACATATGAAGGTAAGACCATCAAGGCGAGCGTGGAAATCGGTGAGTACGATGGTAAGGGTTCTGGATTCGTAACCGGATTAGCTGATAAAGCGAAGATTTGGGTGCGGACTAAGGACATACCACTCCCTAAAACGAAGGATGAAATATATATCCATGGCAAGAAGTGGTATGTGGATCATATCTCCGATAGCGATGATAAGATGCATTGCCTGGAAATCGTGGCCAACGTAAGGACGGTGAGACCATGAGTAATGAGCCTATCACCATTAACGATGGGGCTACACCGTATCTCGAATTTATTGCTAAAACGAAACCCGATTGGATGCGTAAGGCGATGAAGTCTATGGGCTTCATGATGTCTAAGGCTATCAAGGAAGGCATTAAATCCGGAGCACCAGGCGGTAAGAAATACGCCAATTTCATGCCACCGGCTATGAGGGCACAACTCGAAGCGGCATTCGGCGCTAAAGTTAGAAGAGCCTACAGAAAAGGCGGAAAAGCAGACCGCGAAGGCTGGACACACAAGTCTCGTGATGAACTTATCGCGAGTGGCGTAAAAGCCGGCACAGTTGGATATACGCCTCTTGGTAAGATGTACCGAGCCGTAGGGTACCAGTATGACGCTAAGTCTGAATCGGTCAAAGTTGGATGGCTATCTAATTCTGCTAAGAAATTAGGGGAACAGATAGAGAAAGGCAATACCAAGGAAATTACGGAAAACATGCGTAAGAAATTATTCGCGCATGGGTTCCAGTTGGCCAAGGGGAAAACGACCTTCACCATTAAACCTCGTGAAACCTTCGGGCCGATGCGTAATGCCCTTCAACCTAAACTCGTACCGTTCCTTGAAAAGAAAATAGGTGAGTACGCACTCGGTAATACCTCATGGGGCTCCAGTAATCGAGTATACAAAGTGAGGTAGCTATGCAAACAATTCCACTCGCAGTCATTGCGAACCGATGGGTTGAGGCTATTAAGGATAATGATCGTATCAATGAGTTCTGTCAAGAAAAGTACGGTAAGGACCTATCCATATTCGTAGGGTATGACGATGCGGGGGCTCCTCTTGAGGAGGATTGCCCATGCGTAATCGTCCTTATGGATAGTAAGTCCGAAGGGCTTGCGGATTCCTATTCGTATACACTCCAACTCGTATGGGGAGTACATCGGAAGGGAGCGGAGCGTAATGGCCGTGTCATTACCTATACCGGGGCCTTTGAAACCGATGAACTTGGCCAGCTACTCATTGAATGTATTATGGCCGTCAACCCTAATTATCCAGTCATTAACATTGACTATGAAACGGATAATGTATCGTGGCGCCCTGTGTATCCAGGAAAGGCCACATTCACAATAGAAATACCGCATGTAATAGGCGGTCACGTTGAATATTAATAGGAGGATAACATGGCAGTAGCTAAACGTGCGCAAGGCGCACAATCCAAATTAACAATGGCTTTTGAAACTGACTTTGGCGTTACACCGTCCACCGGTGGCGTGGTTATGCCAATCATTAGTTCCTCTTTAAAAGCAAGTCAAAATCTAAATGATTCTAATGTAATTCGTGGTACGCGTAATCCAGCTGCGCCTAGCCGCGGTAACATCGATGCATCCGGTAGTATTACACCACCGGTCGATGTAATCGGCTTCGGCTACTGGTTGAAATTAGCCTTTGGCGCGCCTACTTCCACAGCTGGTGCAGGTTCCGCGCATAAGCATGTGTTTAAAATCGGTCCGGATATGCCGTCCGCTACATTCGAGCAAGGCTATAAGGATATCAGCACATATCAACAGTTTAGTGGCGTTCGCATGAATAAGATGGCGCTTAACTTTGGCGGTGACTCCGAGTTAACAGCCACTATCGACGTAATGGGATGTAAGGAAACAATGGCGGCAGTGCCATTCGATACAGCACCTACTCAAATTGCATTTACACCATTTGAAAATCTTGAAGCCACAATCAAAGAAGGTGGCGTGACAGTTGCTAACGTATTGTCTCTAAGCCTAAACATTGATTTCGGCTTGGATGGTGATTCCTACGCTATCGGTAATAAAGGGTTCCGTACTTATATCGATACAGGTATCGTCGGTGTATCTGGTACCTTGAAAGCGTTCTTCCAAAACATGGACCTTTTGAACAAAGCCGTAAATGGCACAGAATCTAGCCTTGAATTAACTCTTACTAAAGGTGATAACTCTTTGGTAATCAAATTACCTGAATTGATTTACGAACGTAACTCCCCAGGTATCGATGGTCCTAAAGGCGTTAACATCGAAATGCCATTCAAGGCATACTACGGTGACGATTCTGAACAATCCGCCGTGCTATTCGAATTGACTAATACACAAGCAGCATATTAATAGGAGGTATCTATGAAGATTCAAGGTAAGGAAATAAAAGCTAGAGCCCTCACATGGTCTGAACGTGAAATGTTGATTAAAGCAGGATTGGACTTCGTATATTGTCCAGTCGAAGAAGATGATCAACTAGCAGGTATCATTCGTAGCCGTGACATTATGCGGTTCATCTTGATGGATGTATATGGCCTTAGTGATGAGGACCTTAATACTGTATCTGATAAAGAAGCTGTGGACTTTGCAGGCAAAGTTATCACAGCTACATTCCAGGTACAAGACGCGACAGAAAAAAACTAAAAGAGGTGTGGGGGTGGATGTCCTCTGACCGTCCGAAGTATTGCCAAGGGTGTAGGGAGTTACAATCCGCCACCCGGCAGTCCTTCGACTGTTCGGAGTGTGAATACAATCCTCCGCACCTATTATTTGGCACGAAATTGGCTATGAAACTGTATACCCTATCACGCAGTCAACGCATATATCACACAGGAGGGCTAGCAGGATTCGATTATCCGGCTATTCGCACAGTTGCGGAAATGAATAATATCAACCTGGGTCCGATGTTATTCAACCTCATGTGGATATTAGAGGGATTAGAAATGGAGGCGATGAATAAGGATGTCGAATAATGTAGTAGATATCGTAGTGCAACTGACCGATAAGAATACGCAAGCCGGTTTAGAAAAAATCGCAGCCGCCTCTAAGGGTACAGTTGCAGAGCTCGCAAAATTAAAAACAGAAATGTTGACCATTGGAGCTGGTGCAGGTATCACCGGTCTAGGGTCAAAGCTTGCAAAAGAGGCACTCGACTGGAATTTATCTGTTAAGAAAATGCAGTCTTTAACAGGTGCCACCGCTGAGCAAGCTAGTACCTTTATTTCCGTGGCCAACTATATGGGCGTAGCTACCGACGTAAGCACTACGGCGTTTGCCAAGTTTGCGAAAGCAGTATCAATCGCGCAAGATAAAATGCAAACGGCCTCCGCAGAGGGGAAGCTTGCGACCGATATGTTCAGTCGGTTAGGGATTAGTATTGATCAGATTCAAGGGAAGAACACACTTGAAGTATTCCAGATTATCCAAGAACGCCTAAGAGGTATGAAGGACGGCGCGGAAAAAACTCGCGTCGAAATGGAGTTGTTTGGTAAGACTGGGTACCAACTCCACGGCATGTTGAATATGTCTGCAGAGGCTATGAAGCAAGTCGAGGACCGGGCACGTGCTATGGGCCTTATTATTGACGATGAAGCGGCTAAGAAATCGGCGCAGTTTAATCGCCAATTAAAGGACATGGAACAAACCGGTAAGCGTTTGGCCATCATGATTGGCCAAGAGTTATTGCCAGTGATTATGGACTACACGCAATGGGCTATCGACTTAACAAAGTCCTATAGTAATATGGCCACTGAACAAAAGGAAGCTATCTCGGGGGTAGTGAAATTTAGTTTTGAAGCTGGTATCGCTGTTACTGTCATTCAGTCCGTAACGACTGCGTTGAAGTTCATGAGACTTGCTACATTAGCGGCTGCAGGTCCTTGGGTAGCCTTGGCCAGTGCTATTGCGTTGGCGGGTAAAGCATTACTCGACTACCGATACAAGGAGCGCACCAAAGGTACTGACCTAGGTGTTGAAGTCAATGGTATGAAGGCCCATCGGAACATGAACTCCGATAAGGGTACCAGTGAAGCCTACATGGCGAACCACGACGGCCGGTACTGGGTTGAGGACAGTTCCTTCTTCGGTCTTATTAAGAATGACCGCCTAGCCACTAAGGAGGAAGGCGCTCAAATTGACGCAGCTATGAAAGCTAAGGAAGAGGCTGATGCGGCGAAGAAGAAAGCTGAAGAGGAACAGGCCAAGCTAGACCAGGAAATCGAGAACGCTAAGAATGGTCTTACCAATAATGAAGCCATTAATAAGGCTAATGAGGAAGCCGGTAAAGCGGCGAAGGCTCAAGAAGCTGCAGCTAAGAAAGCAGAACAAGCGGCTGAAAAATTAGCGAGCTCCGTGGAACGTCTTAACGACATGATTCGAAGTCTAACACTCCAATCGTTGGAGATTGACGGTAGTCAGTTCGAAATCGATAAGCTCAACGCTAAGAATCAATATGAATCGAACAATAAGAACATTCGAGATATTATTCGTTCCGCAGCAGGGCTTAATAGTGTAGGTGGTGGAAGTGGTGAAGCTTCTGGCGTATTAGCGGCAGCTAATGCTCAACTTGGCAAGGCATACTCACTAGGCGCCGATGGTACTTGGGCTACGGACTGTGGCAAGCTATTTGCGGATTCTGTTAAGGAAACCTTTGGAAAGGACGTACCTCGTTATGTTCCTTCCATTATGGATGCGGCAGCCGCTGCGGGTGCATGGCATCCGGCGGGGGATGGATATACACCTCAAGCAGGTGATGGCGTTGTAGTCCTTGGCGATAATCACATCGTAATTTCTGATGGTAACGGCGGATACACTGGTGCTAATTCTAGTACAGGGGTAGTCGCTAAGCAGTCTGTTGAAGGTGATTTCGGGGCGGTTACTGGGTATGTAGATACGGCTAAATTGGTAGGCGCATCTGCACGCGCATCGGCTTCTAACGATGCCCTTAAGAACGCTAACGCGCAAGCGTTGGCCAACTCCAACCTGGTAGCAGAAGCAAGGGCCAAGAATGAGGAAGTATATCAAAAGAAACTTGCTGAGGCGGAGCGTAATCAAACTATCCGCGTTCGTAAGATGAATGAGGATATTACGAAACTTGACCTTGAACGTACGGGCGACCGACTCCAACTTATCAAGGCTGAGTCCGATGCACAGAAGTCTCAGATTGAGGATAACGTTCGTGAGTATACCAAGGCCGTAGGGGACAAGAAACTTGCTGAGAAGAAGGCAGAGTCGGAACGATTGAAACTTGTAGCCGATACTGAGCAGAAAATCAGAGAGCTTGCCTATACGCAAACGACTGAAGCATTAGATCATCAGTCCAACTTGGTGAAACTTGGCCACCTTACACAGGACCAGTCCGATGCCATCTTGGCCGAACAACTGCAAGCCTACATCGACTATTCCAAGGACGAGCTAGCTAATGCACAGATGACGGCTACGCAACGTCTACAGATTGAGAAGAACCTAGTTGAGGCCCAACAAAAGCTATGGGAGATGGCAGGGCGTAACTTGAAATCTCGATTGAAGGAAGCGGCGCGCCAATATCAAGAGGAAACAGTGAATTATGCTGACCTTGCAAAGTCGACCTTTGATAGCACGATGAGTAATATCAATTCGACGTGGACAAGTAACCTCGAGGCCATGGCCACAGGTACGAAGTCCTTCAGTAAAGGGCTAATCAGCATATTCAAGGATATGACGAATAGCATTATCAAGATGATGGTGAACCTATCTTTCCAACAGTACCTACAACCTAAGCTACAAGGCTTATTCGGCGGATTGGCTGGAGGTATAGGAAATATTGGTGGAGGCGGTCGTACCTTCTCCACAGGCAGGTCCTTTAGTTCAGCGTTCAGAAGTCGAGGGTTCTCTAAGTTCGCATCCGGCGGGGTAGCGCCTACAGGTATGACATTGGTCGGTGAAAATGGGCCAGAGCTTCTTCAATTCAACGCCTCCCATCGTATCTATAATGCTAGCCAAACTCGTAAGATGCTAGGTGGTAACCAGGGGAACAACGTTACTGTTAACATCATCAACCAATCTGGCCAAGCCCTTGAATCTGAGCAACAAAGCTCGAGATTTGATGGAGAAAATTACATCATCGATGTAATGGTTAAAGCCGTAACAAATAATAAAGGAGGTGCGCGGGATGCAATTAAAGCAGCCGCAGGTTAATCATGGCAACATTTCCAAACATTAGATATCCGATATATCCAATTCAAGAAACTACACCGGATATGACCTATAAGGGCCAAGTAGAGAATATGACGATTATTAGTCGTCGTAAGACTACTAAGGCCTTACGGTCATACAACGTGAATTATAAGGTGCCTACCTCCGAGTACTTACGGCTAAGGTCGTTCTTCGACGAGGTCAACTGCTCGACGGTATTCGACTGGACGAACCCTGAAACGAAAGAAACTATCAAGGTACGTTTCAGTGATCAGTTAGACTTCGCAGCGAATGACTACGGCATATGGGTTGGCACCGTGAAATTACAGGAGGCATAACATGTTAACACTTTCAACAGCATCTATCTTGGAGAAAAACAAAATAGACGCCACAGGTGTATGGCTCATGCTCCTTGATATCGAGTACAAGGGCGATATCGTCCGACTCGTGTATAACACGGAGGATATCACCTTTCAAGGGAACAAGTACATCGCGTTCCCATTCAAATTAGCGGACGTCAACCATAACTCGACTGACCTTCCAAACGTTAAATTGTCCGTGTCCAATGTGACCCGGACTATCCAACGCCTGGCGGAGGATAATCAAGGGTTCACGGGTGCGAATGTCATTGTCCGCGTAATAAATACAAATGTACCGAATGTGTGCGAAGTAGAAGAACACTTCGTTATTACGGGCTCCGTTGCTAATGCAGAATGGATGGAGTTCACGCTAGGTACGGATTTTAGTTTTACTCGTCGGTTCCCCTTAGTCCGCATCATGAAGGACTTTTGCCCTTTCAAGTTCAAAGGTGTTCAGTGCGGATACAAGGGCACGGAAACCGAGTGTAATAAGACTTTGTCACGATGTCGAGCACTAGGTAATAGCGTTCGTTTCGGTGGCGAACCAACGATTCCACAGGGAGGTCTGTATGCATCTAACAAGTGATATGACTGACATGATTGGTACTCCATTCGAGGAACTAAAATGTTGGGATGTAGTGGCCGAGGTATATCGCCGTAATGGTGTTACACTTCCAAACTATAGAGATATTCCTATGGACGAGTGGCAAGAGGTCAAGGAGCCAACAGAGGGCAGTGTCCTGGTCTTTTCGTTAAAAGGTAAGGAACTCGACCATGTTGGCGTGTATTTAGGTGATGGTCGATTCATTCATGCCACTAAGCCAAGCGGTGTATGTATCGAACACATCTCTAAATACGTTCCTAGGCTTAAACATATATACGATAGAAAGGAGTAGCCGATGATTAATGTAGTGCTAGTAAGGAATCCGTTTAAACCGGATCAGCATGAAACACAATACCGCCCTTATAAGGCGAATATGCCATTAAGCTTTTATGCTCAACAAGATGGCGACTGGGTATACTCCATTAATGGTCAAGAGGCTACGCTCGATACCATCGTTAACGATGGCGATTATATCGTGGCCATGCCTCAGATTGACGGTAAATTCTTTGGAATTATTTTAACCATAGGTCTTAGTATCGCCACAGGTGGTATCGCTAGTGGTGCGATATTTGGTATTCAAAGTCTAATATGGCGCACAGTACTCTCCATGGCCATTGGTATGATTGGCAATATGCTCGTCAATAAGTTAACTCAGCCAAAGGCTGACCGGTCCCATACGGACTCAGCACAAGCTAACACGTATGGATGGGGTGGCGCTAAGACTGTAACCGGTCAAGGGTACCCTCTAGCAGTGACATATGGCCGTATGAAGAGCGCCGGGCTTCTCTTATCCCGTCACATTATCAGTGATGGCGAAAAGCAGTACCTTAACCTTTTATATTGCGCCGGTGAAGGCGAGTTATCGAAAATCGAGGATATCCGTATCAATGCTAACCCAATCAGTAACTACCAAGATGTACAAGTAGATATCCGATTAGGTACCAATGACCAAACTGTTATTCCTAACTTCAACGATAACTATGCAGACCAAGTACTCAACTACGAGTTAAAAACCGGGTGGAGTACGCAACGTGTACAAGGTGATGCGTGCAATGCTATCGAGCTAACTATCAGCTTCCCAAATGGCTTGTATTACTCGAACGATACAGGCGGTATGGATGCTACATCGGTTACTCTTGATGCGGAAATCCGAAAAGTTGGGGCGGATGAGGAGTGGCATAAGTTACCACTATCCAATCAAAAGGGTATGCAAGCCTTTGTTAAGAAATCCGGAGACGGATGGTCCTTTACTCGTCAAAAGTCTGACGCGGAAATCGCTGAAAGCGACTATAAGGGCAAGGTTACCGAGGCTACTAACACTGCGTTCTATCGAGTGTATCGATTCGATAACCTCGATAAGGCGCAGTATGAAGTCCGTGTTCGTTGCTCCAGTAAGGATGGCAGCTCAATCCGATACAACAATAAAGTGTACTGGAACCAATTGACGCAGATTATATATGATGACTTCATACATCCGGGAAAGGCGCTTATCGGTATTAAGGCTTTGGCCACATCTCAGCTTAACGGCTCTGACCCTGAAGTATCTTGGATACAAGAACGCTCCTCCGTGTACGTATTCAACCCTTATCAACAAAAATACGAAGTCCAACGTGCGGATAACCCGGCATGGGCGGCGTATGATCTACTTCACATGGCTCGTAAGTTTGGCGATGAGTATGTCGTGTTTGGCCAACCGCATGGACGTATGGATTACGATGCATTTAAGGCTTGGGCGAATAACTGCGATAAGAACGGATTCACCTTTAACTATATCTACGACAGCGCTAGTCGGTTATGGGATGCGTTAAAATATCCGGAAAACGTAGGACGCGGTAAAGTCATTCCACAAGGAACTAGATTCACCTGTGTTAGTGATTATAAGTCGACACCGATACAATTATTCACGGTGGCCAACATTAAACAAGGTAGCTTCTCCGAGGAGTTCCAAGGTATCCAAAGCCGTGCCAACTCCGTGGAAATCTCCTTCCTTAATAAGGATAAGGACTACGAGCGTGATGTTATTCCAGTATATGGCGATACATACGATGAATCGGATACACTTACCAACCCGGCACAAATAGAGCTCATGGGATGTACTAGCCTAGACCAGGCGTTCAAACACGGTAAACACTACCTACGATGCAACAAGTACGAGGTGCGTACTGTATCTATCGAAGCTTTCACGGACGCCATCGCATGTACGATAGGGGATATTATTCTTATCCAACATGATGTACCTGAATGGGGCGAAGGTGGCCGGGTAGTAGCTGTTACAGGTAATACCATCACCCTTGATAAGGAAGTATCGATATTACCTGGTAAGCAGTACCAACTACTTATTCGTAACAATGCCACTGATGCGGTGACTACGTTCACAGTACTAAGCGTGATTGGCCGTAACGTAACGGTTAAGGAAACGATTGCAGTCGAACCGGACAGTGTGTACGCATTTGGTGAGTTAACCAAAGCAGCTAAACCATTTAGGGTGCTAGCTATCACAGAGGGAGGTACAGACCTTACCCGTAAGATTCAGTGCATGGAATACTATTCGGAAGTATATACGAGTGATGATGGTACTGTTCCAACTATCGACTATACGTCGGAAGTTGGGAGCGATATCGAGGATATTGGCCTCGTAAGTGATGTATACGGCGCTAATGGCATTATGTATTCACGAATTGCCGTCCGTTGGCAACTGCCTCGTGATGGCAAGATAACCAACGTAATAGTTAACTATCGGAACGCTAAAAGCGATACATGGAAATATGTAGGGAACTTTCCCGCATCACCTAATAGCACAGAGATATCCGATGTACTATTAGGCGCTACTTACGAGGTTAAGGTGCAAGCGATTAACGATTTAGGGCAACTCACTACAGGGGTTACTAAGGAAATCGTCATTCCGCGAATGCAAGCACCTGGCGATGTACAGAACCTACACGTCATTAGTCGATACAATCTAACCGCTGATAAGAGCGTGTACTATGATCTTCAAGTGATGTTCGAGCCACCGGTTAATTCTGGTAACTTTGACAGTGCTGAGGTGTGGTACAAGCTTAAATCTAAGAATGGACAAGCCGTAACCGGTCAAGATTGGCAGTACGCCGGCAGTAGCAACAGCCAGATCATCATCAAGGCGTTAGGCCCTGGCGAAGAGTACGAGGTTAAGGCTGTAGCCGTGGATAGGTTCGGTAATAGATCCGATACAGCTCAAGTTGTGGATGTCGTAGTCAAGGCGATGGATGAGGTTCCGGATATGCCTAAGAACTTCACGGTAGCCTTTAAGGACCACGCTACCGCATCATGGAGCGATGTTCTAAACGCTGACGTGGACTATTACGAACTCCGCACAGATAATGACCCTGGCAAGGATACCAACGCTCTCCTTGCAAAGGTAAAAGGTACATCCGCTAACTTACCTCTTACTAAACGAAGTGGCACGGTGTACTTGTACGCACGAAGTACGCTAGGCAAATACTCAACGCCTGCAACGTATTCGTATAAATTGCCACAGTTAGAGGCGCCTACGTTTGAGGTTAAGGACCAACTCGGAGGGTTTAGTCTTTACTTTGGTGCAAAGCCACCACAGGCCTACGTTATCCGTTGCCATATCATAGGTGATGAACGTACCGATGATTTAGAGACTACGTCAAGCATGCTTACGTACTCTAACAAGGCTGGTGTATATCGTGTGTGGTGCGAATATGTCGATGTGTTCGGTAGTAGCTTAGTAGCCGAAAAGTCGGTCACTATTAAGGACAGGGTTGATAAGAGCCTTCTTGATGCGGAAGCATTAGGGCTAAAAGCAATGGACGATACCATCCAAGCTATGAGTTCCGAAGTCGGAACGATGAAAACCTCCATTAATGGGTTCGAATCTAAAATCGCTCAATTGGATAGAGGCATTACTCAAAAGGTAACAGACCTTAATCGGAACCTATCCGGACAAATTACTACGTTATCCAATGGTATTGACCTTAGAGTGACCGAGGCTATGAATAGTCTTGACGGCGCTCAGATTGTAAGCCGGATTAACTTATCCCCGGAAGGTACCCGAATTGACGGCAAGATATTACATGTAACTGGCCAAGCACTGTTCGATAATAACATCATTACCGAGGGTATGCTCCAGGCTAACTCGGTAAGCGCTGATAAGATACAAGCTTTATCCATTAGTAGCGATAAGCTCCAAGCGGATAGCGTTACCGCCGATAAGTTAAAGGTCAATAGCCTTGACACTATCACGGCTACAATTGGCACTCTTCGGACTAAAACCAGTGGAGCACGGGTTGAAATTAGCGATAATCTAATTAAAGTATTCGATGATAACAATGTACTGAGAGTGAGGTTAGGTCTATGGGAAGATTAATTAAATGGTTAAAAGAAAAGCTGACTTTGTTATTTAGAAAGAAAGGTGATACTGTGCCAGCAGGAATACAAGTATTTGATAAGAAGGGAACGGAAATTATATCAATTACGGATCGCATAACTCGAATTGTAGGGGTGAAACGATTCGATACGGTTGAAGGTAGCGGTAAGGTACAACTAAAGCTAGCGAAAGAGCAACGTATTTGGTATTTTTTCAATGCATATACCGATGATAATGACGTCAATATAATGAACTTCACTAACTTATATGACGTCTCAGTAACAGATGATTCTATTTCTTGGACGCTTCATCCTACCGCGGAGTCTTATAAGGGGCGGCCATGCAAGGTAGCATTAATATATGGGGTAATGTGATATGAACTATTTTGAAATCAAAAACGCAGATGATATTTTGACAATTAATGATAGCGAATCCTGTCTTTATCTCAAATATCGAATTACTTTAAAGAACCTACCAATACACGATAGGAGGAATAACCACTTATATAAAGGCGACGGTATAGGGTATCTTAAATGGCCAGACGGTCATTATCAAGCTGCAGTTTATATCCCAATCCGATTGAGAAAGCCTGGTGAATACTACGCCTATGCGCTATCCTGTAGCGCCCCACTACGTCATGTGCGAATTACTGAAATTCGTAACCAACGCAACCCAGATAGAATAGGGCTCTGGACAAATTACGTACAGATTACATTTGATTGCGATACATTCGAGGACATTCGCAAGATTGCTGACTCAATTGAACTCTATGTATATTCTAGCCGTATACCTAAAACAGGAACCTCAGGCTTAGAGGTGCTAGATAAATACGGTACTCCTTTATATAACAGTAACTTGCCAACCTTACGAATCGGTCAAATAATTCGTAAGGAATTTAAAAGTGATACGCTCCTTAGTAAGGCGGATTATGAAATGGGCACCGTTAAATTTCAGGGTATAAAAAAGCCAGGGCTGTGCTATGCATATCCTATCTTAGATATCCACGCTACCATAGCAGCTTATGCTCAGCACTATGTTAATTGGAATGGGGATAGCGTGACCATTGATACCGATTATAAGGGAGAAGTAGGGGCTCCATTAGATCCTCAATCTGTCAAAGTTACGCAAGTCCTTATCTGTGAGCTTGATGGAACCGAGAACGTTCCTTCAACAGATGAAATGGAAATCTAAGGAGGCTATATGGTCGAACAAGACATCACATTATACGCAGGGCAGGACTTTGGCATGACGTACGTCGTACCGCCTGGCTCCGATATGGACCTAAGTCAATATGCGGCTGTCTGCAAAATTCGTAAACGGCCGTATGATGATATGAAATTAGAGTTAACACCTGTGGTACAGTCAAAACAGGTAGGGTTCTTCATTAGTGGAAAGGATTCCGCTAAAGCCCAATTAAAGGGTGGCGATTACCTGTACGACGCGTTTATCTACAATGATTACAAATGGATAAAGCTCGGACAGGGGACAGTCACCATCGTTCCAGATATTTCAATGCACGAGTAAGGAGGTACTTGGTATGGAAACAAATGAATTAATTTTAAAACTCGATAAGGAAAGCACATTACCGCTTATTGAGGGGCTAGGTAAAAGCGCCTACGCTATTGCAGTGGCTCACGGGTTCAGAGGTACTGAACAGGAATGGCTTGATAGTTTAAAAGGGGTACAAGGTCCTCAAGGTGAACCAGGAACTCCAGGGCCAAAAGGCGCCCCATTCACCTATGCGGATTTCACCGCCGAACAATTAGAGGCTTTGAAAGGGCCTAAAGGCGATAAGGGCGAGGACGGACGAGACGGCACAAGTGCTACAGCAGACAATGCTCATAAGTTGTTGTTACAAGGTAACGTATGGTGCGAGAGCGCCAGCGTTGACGATGTACTCACGGCTTTAATTGGCAATATGGGTAAGCCGTTCCCTCGGACTGAATTTAAGGCGTTGACTATTCCTAGCGTAATCCAAGGGCAACAAATTGTATCCGTTACAGGTGAGCCACATTACAGCGTTAAGGTACTTGGTAATGGCACACCTTTCACGCTAGACAGTACTGGGGCTTGCACTGTAACAATTCCGCCATTAGGTGAAGATGATATTAAACTCACTTATCACAATTTCACAGGTGCGAAAGTAGCAGACTATACAATCGCTGGTGTTCAAACTGATGCAGTTGCTGATGAAGAATATACCGAAAATGGTATTGAGTATAAACGATATGGCGATGTGTTGAGAATGAACATTACCAACAATACAGTGAATGGGAACTTCAACGTAAACCCTAAGCATTGGAACATTTCGACTATGTCTATGTACGCTAATAGACCGACAACACTTAATTTAGGTGATAATTGGAACGCATATGGCCCTTACTATGTAGAAACGCCTGAAAACGTAACGTTTAAAGGGTTTAACAACAATGTGCGGCTAACCATAGCTACATCAACACAGGGGGCTACAACGATGGCCTTTGATAAGAATACCATTGAATGGAATGCGACTAACCATAGCTACATCAACACAGGGGGCTACAACGTTGACCATTTATAATTAATCAAACCACAGGGGGAACAATGCAAGAATTAACTGATTTCATGAGCGAGGCTTGGCGGACATTGACGGATTCGTTCGTTCTAAAAGCTCGTATATGTTCTCCCTTCTTAACTATCACACTTAGGGGGAGTGAATGGATATATTGAACGATATTTTGGTAATGCTGATTAGCGGTGTGTCACATGAGCATATTGTCAGTATGGGCGTTATTATCATATTAACGACTGTATTGCTATTCATTGACGCGGCGCAACGCATTACGACGGAGGTGCTTAGGTACAACAAGGATAATCACAGGAACAATACGCCTATAACATTACTTACAACGCTCGCATGGTATGGATGGGGTAAGGGTGGATATGTTGACGCGACTACAGGGCTGAAACGTAGGTACCTTATGAGTGAACGCTTACGATCCGATTTGCTAACGAAGTTATGCGTCCAGTACCCCGCGTGGATGGTCTTATCGGTAGTGTTTGAATCCCTACCGGATATCCCTATCCCCAATACTGAACTATTCATGGACCATATTTTCTCATTCCTATTCATGCTGATTCCGTTCTTCTCCGAATGTTGGTCCATTATTGAAAACCTACGTGAAATGGTTGAAGATGACCTCGTCGACTTTGGAAAGGTATTCCAAGGTGTACTAGAAATTATCAGAGCATGGAGGGGTAATGGATAAGTTAGCTATCATTAACCGCATCAAGCGGTCATATCAGTCCATTCGAATAGCCGGCATACGGCCAACTGGTGTATTAGCAACGAGGGCGCTAGTCCTCGTCATGCTAGTACCGATGATATTAGTCGTTGCCCAGTATGCGCTATCAACGATTAGAGGTTATGTATCGCCTGAAGCTAATCAACTTATCGATAAGGGTATTCTTATCATTGACCACATATTCGTTCCATCGGTACTTATGTCCATTGTTGGATTATGTGGCATGTTCATCGACAAGGACCATAACGGGATACCGGATAAGCTAGAGGAGCAGAATACATCACCTTTGAACCGACCTAGTATTCAACAATTAGCAGGTGATGTTAACCATGATGAGAGGGGGAAATAAATGTTTAGACAAATTACAATGGACGAGTTAAAGTCCTTAGCACTAGATGCATATGGCCAAATTGAAAAGGCCTACCTGCATTGGACAGGCGTCAAAGGAGGTAAGCACTTCAAGGATTACCATATCAACATCGACAGAGATGGCACGATGTGGACAGACATGGGGGCCTTAACCGATTATAAGGAACATACCTATATGCGGAATAGTAACGCCGTAGGCATAGCTATTGAAGCATGTTGGGATGCAGTCAGTGAAAATAATCTAGGTAGTGAACCACCTACAACAGCGCAGTTGACCATTATGACCCAGATTATGGCAGTGCTCACTATTAACGCGGGTGTACCACTTGACATACAACATCAAATGACACACGCTGAGGCGGCCGATAATAAGGACGGCCTAGACCTCTATTATTTAGATCCGACGGGCTATCCAAACAATACTTACGGCCCAGACTCCAACGTTGACCGATGGGACCTCTTAGTGTGCCACGAAGGTGATGAACGATGGAGCGGTGGTGACTGGTTACGGGGCACCGCTCGATGGTGGGGCGCACAGTGGGGTAGTAATATTTAGGAAGGAGTTACCATGTATGAACAAATTAAAACTATGGTGGCCAAGTATCCTCGCCACTATTATATTATCGGCGCTCTTATCGTGCTCCTCTGTGTTTGCGCAGGATATATCCTCTACCAACCAAGCGGAGCCGACTATCACCGTGCCGTTGACGCAGTGGAACGAGCTCAAGAGCAACAACGCGAAAGTCTTGAACTTAATCGAAGCATCCAACGTTCCATTGACAGAAGCGCAGACCTTAGTCGTGAAGCAGGGGAAAGAATTGACCGAAGCGCACAATACAATCAACAGATTGGAGAGCGAATTGGACAAAGCCAAAGCGGACTCAGTGAAGCAAGAAGCTACCTTGAACGAAATGCAGAAATCATTAGACGTGTTGAAGAACAAAATAGAGCGGGACAACCGCACAATCAAGCGGCTACGAATGCAGCGCAACATATCCCAGGTGGTGGGAGCGGGAGCGATAATTGGAGTGGTAATTCGTCGATGACTGAGAGGTGA